ACAAACAAAAATGGTTTGGTGGAACAAGTGGTGAAAGAATGTTTAATCTTTATAAAGAAAAGACAGGAAGACCATTTAAAGTGAAAACCAGAAAATCTGAAATGGAAGAAGATTATGGTAACGGAGCAATATTTGATAGTATCTTTGGAGAGTCTAAAGTTGATAAAGTTATTTCAAAATATTTTGAAGTATCTAAAAAAGAAATTAGAGAGAGTAAAGAAAAACAAGTTGAAAAAACTTTAAGAAAAAAATCACAAGTAAAACAAATAATGGATTCTGTTATTAAAATGACTGAAACCATTGAACAAGAATTAAGTGCGGAGAAATTTTTAAAAGAAAATATAAATTCTAATTTTGTGGGAAAAACAAATAAAAAGAATTTAGTTTTTGAAACTAAAAAAGGACAAATTAAAATTACACCGACAGGAGAAATTATATGAGTCATTTAATTTATGTTAATGGACTGGGTCCTAACTATAAAGGAGATAACTTATATGAATTCATTTTTTCGGATAGTTTGGAGGTTTGGGGAGAATCGTGGGAAAGTAAACCTTGTAATGGATATCCGTCACCGCCCGAATTACAATATATCAAGAGAGTAGGAGTTTTGAGAAATACTGATGTTAAATTGGAATTGATTCAAAACTCCGATTTTTTTTCTATGATAGACTCGATGGATGATGTGGTTGCCTTAGCTTGGGAACAAGATGAAACGGAAGGACAAAAAAGATTGGTATTTAGATTTGGTTGTTCTGAAGATGAAATAAAAAATAAACTCTATGAAAGAGATTTAGTTTTAGAATTTGAAAAAAAGTTAATATATGAAAATTAATAAAAAAGCACTTCAATTGATTGATAAAGGATTATCATCTAAAACGGTTAGTAAGTTAACTGAATCACAAATTAATGTATTACATAAAAAATTGTTTTCAGAACAAACTATGGTTTCTAAAACGGACACCGCAACAATTAACAAATTAAAAACAGAGAAAAAACCGTTTCAAGTTTACGAAAAAGAGATTGATGAGGATGATACATTAAATGTTGTAAATGACCCTGACGCAACTGATGATGGTATGGGAATTTTTGAAAAAGATTATAAAGATGGACCGAATCCTTGGGCTATTTGTCACGCTCAAGTTGGTCCTAAAAAGACAAGAAAATTTGAAAGATGTGTGATGGCGGTAAAAAAACAGTTGAAAGAAGGAAAAAATCCATTATCTTTGTTCCTTGAAACTAAAATAGAAAAAATTGTGGAAAAACATTTACCTCCAAGAATAACAAAAGGTGATTTATTAAAAGTAATCTCTGAGTCTCAACCGGCAAGTGAACCAACTTCACCTAAAAGAAAGACAGATTCAGTTAAGAAACCAGTATCTCCTAGTGTGAAAAGACGTGAAACTAAAGAACAGGCGACTGCACCGGCACCGGCAAAACCGGCAACAAGACCAACAACAAAACCAAGTACCAGCCCAACTAAAAAACCATTTAATCCGGGAAAAAATCCTGCGCCAGCGGTTAAACCAGCTCCAAAGGCAGGTAAAATTAACCCTGAGACAGCAAAGGAAAAGGTAATTGATACAATAATGAAAATTTTAGAAAAATAATATATGAAAAAGAAATTCAACGAACAAATAGATTATGGGGATAGACCTGAAAGAATGGACCCGAACTTGGAACGAAAATTAGGTAGTCCTGAAAACCTTTATGCTAAAAATCCGGCATTAAAAGGAGGGGTTGAAGATGTTCAAAAATTGGTTAGTAAAAGGTTTCAAAAAGTCGCTCAAAAATTAAGTCAAGTAACCGGAATTGAGGACCTTAGTTCCAAACAAGTTCAACAAATGGTTTTTCAAGAGATGATGAGAAAAGTTCCTAACATTATGAGTATTGAGGCTAGACATAGAGATGAATTAATTCAATTAGCAATTGAAGCTTCTTTAGATGAAAGTGAAACACCTGAAGGGCAGTATCAAATTGAAGCTAATTTAGGTATGCCGGACGCATCTAATTTTAGATTTGAACCTGAAGATGAGGAAGAAGAAGAGGAAGAAAATGACCAACCTCAAATACCATCTTTTGATATTGAAGATTTGACTGATGAAGAAATTTTAGAGTTAGAAAAACATAAGAGAAACATTATCAATGCAATTATTCAAGGTGCTGCAAAAAAAGGTCATTACCTTTTCCAAAAACCGGAAATAAAATCAAGATTGGATGCTATCAACCCATCATTATATAATGATTATTTAGGGATTATGGCAATCAATGACTTTATGTATTTTAGTATGGAACAAATGATTGAAATGATGAGTCAAACAGGTCAAGGAGTTGCAGGTAAAGTTGAATTAGGTAATGCTGATGAGGATGAAGATGGTGAAGGAGGTGAAGACCAACCTGATACTAAAATTATGGCAACAGGTCTTATATTTCCAATACTTTGTCATGAAATTATAAAAGGTTTAGAAGAAGCAAAAGGAAGACACGGATATCCTAAAGACCCAAAATTAGCTAATAAAGTCTTAAGTCAAACAGATACTTTAAGTAATGAACCAATGCAATTAAGAATTGGTCCTGAAATAGTGGAGAGAATTAGATTCGCATTACCGGATGAAATATTTGACCCAAGTAATAAAGGATTGATAAATTGGTTCCATATTTTATTATATCAAATAGAAGCTCAGGAATTTTTAGACGTAATTGGTAACGCAATTTCTGACGATAAATCAAAAGTCAAACTAGCAACAAACAGATTCAAAGAAATTGTTAAAGAAGCTATGGTAATGAAACAAGAGTTCGAAGATTATAAGGAAGAACAAGGTGTTGATTCAAACGATTTTAACGATGACGATGATGACATGTTAGATGACTTTTTAAGTGATTTAGGGATACCTAGAGCACCAAGAAATTAATGTGTGAATAGAGAACAATTAATAATTGAAGTTACGAAGTGTATGAGGAATACTCCTTACGCACTTCGAACTTACTTACAAACTTACGATAATACCGTATCAAAATATGTCCCACTGGACTTATTCCCCGACCAAGTTAGTTTAATAGAAGATTATGACACTTACAATGAGAATATTGCATTGAAGTATCGTCAAGCCGGTGTATCAACAGTTACCGCAGCTTGGATATCTAAAAGGTTGGTCTTTGCCAAAAAGAATAAACCCGAGAAAATCCTTATTATTGCCAACAAGTTAGATACATCAGTTGAGATGGCAAACAAGGTAAGAGGATTTACCGAACAATGGCCGGCGTGGGTCGGAGTTACTTTCTCAAAAGAAAAAAACTCTCAAAGACACTTTAAACTTAGTAATGATTGTGAAGTAAAGGCGGTTGCAACATCAAAAGATGCCTTAAGGGGTTATACCCCAACCATTCTTGTATTTGACGAGGCTGCGTTTATCGAAGCGGATTCAGATTTTTGGTCAGCGTGTATGGCGTCCCTATCTACAGGGGGTAAAGTTATTGTGGTATCCACTCCAAACGGATACGACCCGATTTACTATGAAATTTACGACCAATCATTAAGAAATATGAACGATTTCAAAATATCTGAAATGTTTTGGTATCGTGACCCGAGATATACAAAAGATTTGTATATGGTTAAAACTAATGACTTAGTTCATTATTTATTAAATCGAGAAGAATACTCTGAAAAAGATATTGTTAACTTATCGATGGAAAATCCATATGAAAGAGACCACTCGGTTGTAACTGATTATATATCTCAAGGATATAAACCATGTTCCGCATGGTTTGAGGGTATGGTTAAAAAGTTAAAGTTTGACCGAAGAAAGGTGGCTCAAGAGTTAGAATGTAACTTCTTGGGTTCGGGTGATAACGTATTTGAGTCTGAATTAATGCAGAATATTTCGAAAAATATGTTACGTGAACCACGAGCCAAACTTATGGGTGGTTCATTATGGATATTTGAAGAACCTGTGAACGGTCACAAATATGTTATGGGTGTCGATGTATCAAGAGGGGATTCTGAAGATTTCTCGTGTATACAGATTATTGATTTTGATACCAGAGAACAAGTATTGGAATATGTTTCAAAAGTTCCGCCTGATGTGTTGGCGGAGATTGCGTATAAGTGGGGGACAATGTATAATGCCTATTGTGTGATTGATATCACCGGAGGTATGGGTATTTCCACCGCAAGAAAACTACAAGAGTTAAATTATCAAGGAGGTTTATATGTTGATAACGTTGACACAAGTAATAAGTGGAAATGGGACCCAAAAATAAACGATAAAATACCTGGTATTAACTTTAATTCAAAAAGGGTTCAGATTATCGCCGCGTTTGAAGAAGGTGTTAGACATGGATTTAAATTATATTCAAATAGACTATACAATGAAATGAATACGTTTGTCTATGTGAATGGTAGACCCGACCATCAAAAAGGTCATCATGACGATTGTATTATGTCTGTGTCCATGGCATTATATGTTGCGGAAAAGTCATTCCAATCAATAGAAAAAGTTACCAATCATACAAAGGCGATGTTAAATTCATGGGCGACGACTGTAAATGAAAATAAAAACTCATCTGATTTTTTCAACCCTATGGTTCCTCAAATGGGTAGGAATGGTAATTTAAGTAATAATGGTGACGCGACCAAGGGTGATTATCAAAAATATGGATGGTTATTTGGTGCTCGGTAACTATTTATATTATCAAGGTAATTAGTAAATTTAAATTATGAGCGAAAACAATCTTACGGTCTGGCAAAGGTTGTCCAAGACATTCGGGCCAAACTCTTTATTAAAACAAGACTATCCAACTTTTAAGTTTGATAAAAAAGAACTTTTAAGAACAACAAATAGAGATGATTTTGAAAGAGAAAAACTTCAAGCCCAACAAACATATTATTTAACAAACCAATGGGCTAAAGTTGAAAATAACTTATATTCACAAGCAATATATTATGAACCATCGAGATTGTCGGCCCAATACGATTATGAATCTATGGAGTATACTCCGGAAATTTCCGCAGCGTTAGACATATATTCTGAAGAATCTACAACGACAAATGAAGATGGTTTTATTCTTCAAATTTTTTCAGAATCAAAAAGAATTAAATCTGTTTTAGCGGACTTATTTAACAATGCACTTGATATTAACACCAATTTACCAATGTGGACAAGAAATACATGTAAATATGGTGATAACTTCGTTTACTTAAAATTAGACCCTGAAAAAGGTATTATTGGTTGTCAACAATTACCAACAATTGAGATTGAAAGACATGAGATTGGCGTTTCAGGTAGAATTTCGCAAGACATTTCAAAAGAAAAAGATGAGAATAAAAAGGCTCTCCATTTTACTTGGAAAAATAGAAACATGGAGTTTCAATCATGGGAGGTGGCTCACTTTAGATTATTGGGTGATGACAGAAAACTTCCTTACGGTACTTCTATGTTGGAAAAGGCAAGACGTATTTGGAAACAATTATTGTTATCGGAAGACGCAATGTTGATTTACAGAACATCAAGAGCACCTGAAAGAAGAATGTTTAAAGTATTTGTTGGAAACATGAACGATGATGATGTTGAAGCATATGTTAATCGTGTTGCAAACAAATTTAAAAGAGAACAAGTTGTGGATTCAAAGACCGGGAATGTTGATATGAGATTCAACCAAATGGCGGTTGACCAAGATTATTTTATTCCTGTTCGTGACCCGGCATCACCGGACCCAATCACAACATTACCGGGAGCGACAAACTTATCAGAGATTGCCGATATAGAATATATTCAAAAGAAATTGTTAACGGCACTTCGTGTTCCAAAGGCATTTTTAGGGTTTGAGGAAGTTGTTGGTGATGGTAAAAACTTATCATTACAAGATATTCGTTTTGCTCGTACAATTAACAGAATTCAAAAAAGTATGATTGCGGAGTTAAACAAAATTGCAATCATTCACTTATTCTTATTAGGATTTGAAGATGAATTACAAAACTTTACATTAGGACTAACTAACCCATCTACACAAGCAGATTTATTAAAAATCGATGTTTGGAAAGAAAAAGTTTTATTATATAAAGATTTAGTTGCAGACCCAGGAAATGGTATCCAACCGACATCATCAACGTGGGCTAAGAAACATATATTCGGATGGTCTGATGAAGAAATTAGATTGGATTTACAACAACAAAGAATTGAAAGAGCGGTTGGTGAAGAACTTAAAGCAACACCTACAGTGATATCTAAAACAGGTATATTTGACAATATTGATAAATTGTATGGTAATAATGGAAAACCTGCGGCACCGGGAGGAACTCCACCTGAAGGAGGAGAACCACCATTAGGTAGTGACATGGGAGGATTACCACCAATGGGTGGTGAAGAAATGCCACCAGCGGGAGGAGAATCACCACCACCTGCGGGAGGAGAGGCGGAAGTGACACCCGAATCCAAAAATAAAAACATGAATCTATTAGTTGAATCCAATCTTTTAGAGGGTTCTAAAATCCTTGATTTAGGTCAAGGTCAAGATTCTTTGGGAGAAATTTCAAAAGAATTGGATAAGTTATTAAATTCATAATATTTATATTCAAATGCACTATAATGACTTTCGGACAAATTAAATCTTTAGTAGAACAAAATCTAATTGAATCCTACAAAAATGAGAAGGAATTTAAAAAATCTCTAAAAGAATTCAAACATAATGTTTTGAATAATAAACATATGGCAAAATTGTATTCGTTATACGACCAATTAAGCACGCCACAAGGATTAAATGAATCCGACGCTAAAGATTTTTTAGATGAGGGTATTAATCTAATTCAACAAATATTGCCGAATATCAAATTACCTAAAACTTTATCTGAGAACATTGAAAACAAATATTCGGATATTGATTCTTTGGTTTATACAAACAAATTAAATTTATTGGAAAGGATAAATTCAAAAAAGAACATAACTAATGTTTTAACTTCTAACAATAATACAATAAAAGAATCTATTAATATTCCGTTGAAATCAATGGTAACGATTGCTAATCAAGCATTACACAAATATATTGAAACCTTGGACGAGTCATCTAAAAAAGAATTTATTCAATTAATTTCTGAAGACACAAAAACTCTCGAAGACAAATTTGAAACCATCCGAGAAAATACAATTAAAAAACTTAATTCTATTTTAGAAAAAGAGCAGGAGGTTGAATTGAAAACAAAACTATCAGAAACTATTAATAAGTTAAAATCAGAAAAGTTCGACCAATTAAACTTTCTTAAGTTAAAAAACTTAGAAGAATCAATCTAAAGAACTTTTGACTTTTTGAGTGTAGGATGCTTTCAGTATTTGAGTTCTCCTAACAATAGATTTCTTAACAAATTCTTTTTTGTCTAAAAGAATTTTATTCTGTTTAATTTTGTTAACTTTGTATTTGAAAGTTTTTAACGCTTTCTCAATTCCATCATTATTTACATTTACAACTATCATATAATACAAATATTTCAATATATTGAAAAAATTTTGACAACTTGTATTTTTTTTCGTATTTTTTTAAAAAAATAAACAGAAGTAAGAATGACAATTAATGAAAAAAGGAAAAAGTGTGAGATTGAATCTATTCAATCCAATTAAATCGGTGTATGGTACCGTGGATTCGAAGAATTTGAAATCATTATACATTAACATTCAATCGTGGGTTTCCCCCAAATTTGAACACGATAATTGGAATAGAGTCGTGGGTAATTTAAGTAAAGAAATAAAACATTCCGTATTTAATTCAATTGATACTAATTTATTTAAGGAACAGAGTATAGTTGATTTAGACTTAAGGTCTAGTGGATTATGTGAGGGTAAAAAATCATTTTTCAATTTAGAAGTTAACCTCTACACTGCAAAAGAAATAGATTTCAAGTCCCCCGAATTAAAAGAGTCTGTTAAACAAATAATTAAGAATATCGTTAAAGATAATGTGGTCGAAAACGAATTCTTTACCTTTTCTATATCGAAAAGTAAATAAAGATGGGATATCGATATATTTATCTTAAAAACTATTGATGAAACAATTAAGAATTTTAGAAGCAAATGAAGTCGGACATGGCATTTTAATTGAAACGGATGCAGGTTGGGTATCACCAAAAGATATACGTAATGCAGATATATTAAAAGAGGCGGCTAATTTGGATTATAGAAATCCGTTTGAATTTTACGCGGTATTACAAAAATATGACACCCCAAATAGAAATGGTAGATTTTACCCTGAAAGGATATTGAAAAGAGAAGCAGATAATTATAAAAAGGCAATTGCCAAGGGATTATCAACTTCAGAACTTAATCATCCTGAGTCTTCATTAATTGATTTGGACCGAGTGTCTCATATCATTACTGATATTTGGTGGGATAAAAATATTCTAATGGGTAAACTTAAATTATTAACATCACCAGGATTTCACGAAAGAGGTATCGTATCCACTAAAGGAGACCAAGCAGCTAACTTAATGAGACAAGGTGTAACCATGGGAGTTTCTTCAAGAGGAGTAGGCTCTTTGAAAAAAGTTGGGGAGAGAAACGAAGTTCAAGATGATTTTGAATTAATTTGTTTTGATTTGGTTTCATCACCGTCAACTCCGGGAGCTTATTTATTCAGTAAGCCTGAAGATAGAGAAAGATATGAAGAGAATTTAGAAGAAGAAAAAAAATATAAATCACCTGAAAATTCAGAATTTCAATCAAAAGGTGTTGACTTAATGAGGAAATTAACCGATTATTTGGGAAAATAAAATTAAAATATGGAAGAAAAATTTTTTGTAGCAAAAGTTCAGTATGATTTACCAGATGAGAATAGTGGTAAAATTAAAAAAATCAGAGAGGAAAAACTTGTAAAAGGATATTCTGTTACTGATGTGGAAGCAAAGGTAACTGAAAAATACCAAGGATTTACTCATGAATGGAGAATTACCTCGGTATCTGAAAGTAAGATTGATGAAGTTATTGATTAATCTAACCAAAAAAATAAATTGGTTTATTTAAACCAATTAAGTTAAAGTGGTCTATTTTGACCACTTTTTTTATGCTCGGAGATATTTATTAAATAAATAAACCTACAAAGATTCAAAAAAATTAACCTTTCCCATTCAATAAATGGGATTTTTATTTTTTTGGTAATATTTATTAGATAAAATAAATATATTTCCTATATGAGTGAAAACAAATTAGTTCAAGAGGCTCTTATTCAAATGAAACAAGTTGAAGAAGCTATAGCCGAAAACGCAAAAGGAATACTTGCTTCTACAATGAAGGAAGAAATCAATCAATTAGTAAAGGAATCTCTTTCTGAACAAGATGAGGAAGATGAGGTTAATTTAGATGCTGACATGGAAATGTCCGCTGATAACGATGACGTAGAGACGGATATGGATTTTGGCTCGGATGATGACATGGAAATGGATTTTGACATGGAAATGGATTCTGATGAAATGCCAATTGACTTAACCAACGCTTCTGATGAAGAAATTCTAAAAGTCTTCAAAGCTATGGGAGAAAATGATGGTATTATCGTGAAAAAAGACGGTGATGATGTTCATTTAACTGATAGTGATGCTGATGTTGAATATCTTGTAAAACTTGGAGAATCTGAAGAAGACATGATGGAAGAAGATGACATGATGGAAGAAGAAGATGACGACATGATGGAAGAAGATGATAAGACAACTAATGATGTTATTAACGCTATTTTTAGTGGTAATATGTCAGGTATGGACGAAGAGGAAGAAGACATGGATGAAGTTGTTTACGAAATCGAAATGGACGACGAAGACATGGATGACGAAGACATGGACGAAGTTGTTTATGAAATCGAAATGGACGAAGAAGACATGGACGACATGACTAATGAAACCTACAAACCTAAAGGTGTTGGAATTGGTAAAGGTCCTAAATTCTCTTACAAAGACAAAGCGGCAGGAGGATTTAAAGAAGACAAAAAACAAGGTCCTAAAACAATGGGAACCGGAAAGGCTAAATTCGAATACAAGAAAGGAGCAAACATGGAAGGTAAGTCCAAAGTTGTTAAATCTGAAACTAAAGAGGGCGATTACGGAATGAATAAAGGTGATAAGTCCAAAACAATGAAAGGTAAAGAAGATTACACAACTAAAAAAGGAGACACTCTTAAAAGAAAGGCTTTCGAAAAAGAAGAAACTAAAGAAGCGGCAAGAACTTACGGAATGGGTTCTAAAGAAGGTAGAGGATTAAGAAAAGGAATTACTCCTAACAGAAATTTTACTTATGGTAAAAATGGTGTTAAAACTGAATCTACTCAAGAAGAAGTTAGTATGTTGAGACAAAAGAATGATGAGTATAGAAAGGCATTAAACGTTTTCAGAGAAAAACTTAATGAAGTTGCTATATTTAATTCAAATTTGGCTTACGCAACTAGATTGTTCACTGAACATTCAACTACTAAAAAAGAAAAAATAAATATCCTTAGAAGATTTGACGATGTTGAGACTTTAAAAGAATCTAAAAATCTTTATAAGTCAATCAAAGATGAGTTATCTAAGGTAGAAACAAAATCAATAAACGAATCGGTAGGTGCTAAATTAAATAAAACCGTATCTACAGGTTCATCAACTACTCTAATTGAAACTAAAACCTATGAGAATCCACAATTATTAAGAATGAAGGATTTGATTAGTAAGTTGGGGTAATAATAAAAATAAATCTAAAACAAAACAAATACTAAAATGGGAGCATTATTAGAATCAGGTCTTGTTGGTAACATCGGGTTGAAACACCTTAAAGTTATTAAAGAAGACACAATCAACAAATGGGACAAATTAGGATTCTTAGAGGGTCTTAAAGGTCACATGAGAGAAAACGTAGCACAATTATACGAAAACCAAGCATCATATTTAATTAATGAGGCATCAACTACATCTGATACAGGTGCATTTGAAACAGTAGTTTTCCCAATTGTAAGACGTGTATTCTCTAAATTATTAGCGAACGACATCGTTTCAGTACAGGCTATGAACTTACCAATCGGTAAATTGTTCTACTTCGTACCTAACATTCAAGCTTACCAAAATGAAGATTTGGCTAGCTATCCAGGAACTGGTATCCACTACGCTCCGTATGGTTCTCCAAACGCAGCTGATGACCAGACACCAAACAGTGGTTACGACTATAACGCAACTAAAGACCTTTATGATAGATTTTATGAAGGTAATGAACCAGCATTAGACCCACCAGGTTTATTTGACTATTCTAAAGGACAATACTCAGCTATTACTGCATTAGTTTCTACTGTTGTTTGGGCAGGGTCTGAATTAGTAGTTTCAGGTTATGGTACAGATAACTATAGAAAAGTATTAGTGGTTATGTCAGGTTTTGCAACTGACGGAGCTGGTAAATTAATTGGACCTGATGGTCAACCAATGGATAATGAATCATTCTTATCTGATTTAACTATCTATGGTAATGCTAACAATCCAACAACTGCAGCAAATGCAAATAACCCTTACTTATTCAGAGTAGTGACTCAAAAGTATGGTAAAGGTATTGTTGAATACGGTAATAACAACGCTACTGCAATATTCCCTAACAGTAAAACTGGTGGTGGTCAATATGATAACCTATGTACTCCTGATGGTAAAATTTACTTAGAAGTTGATTTACAAGTTCCAGTATGTATTACGTGTGGAGGTTCATTAGACGGATATACTGGTTCGACATTCTCTTCAACAACAACAAACGTTGTTGCTAACGCAGGTTGTGCATTTACTGCAACTTACAGAATCTACAAAAACTTAGAGTTTGAAGATAGAATTGGTGAGGTTTCTTTTGACCTTCAATCAGTAACTGTTTCTGTAACAGAAAGAAAATTAAGAGCTCAATGGTCTCCTGAAATGGCACAAGACGTTGCAGCTTTCCATAACATTGATGCTGAAGCTGAGTTAACTGCATTGTTATCTGAGCAAGTTGCGGCTGAAATCGACCGTGAAATCTTAAGAGATTTACGTAAAGGTGCTGCTTGGAACTTGAGATGGGATTACAATGGTTGGAAACGTCTTGGTTCAAGTGCAGTTCCTTACACTCAAAAAGATTGGAACCAAACTTTAATCACGGCTATCAATCAAATTTCAGCTCAAATCCACAAATCTACATTAAGAGGTGGAGCTAACTGGATTGTTGTTTCTTCTGAAATCAGTGCAATTTTTGATGATTTGGAATATTTCCACGTATCAAACGCGGCTCCTGAACAAGACCAATACAACATGGGTATTGAAAGAGTTGGAACATTAGCTGGTCGTTACCAAGTTTATAGAGACCCTTATTTCCCACCTAACCAAGTGTTAATGGGACACAAAGGAACATCTTTATTAGATACAGGTTACATTTACGCACCATACGTTCCATTACAATTAACTCCAACTATGTACAATCCGTTTAACTTTACACCAATCAAAGGTATCATGACTAGATACGCGAAAAAAATGGTAAATAACAGATTTTACGGAAGAATTACTGTAGATGGTGTTAGAACATTTGATTTAAGAGAATTGAGATAATCAATCCTTATCAAAATACCAAAAGGAGACAAGAAATTGTCTCCTTTTTTTATGCCTTTTATTTTTTTTTCTACAAATAAAAAAAATACATTATCTTTGTGTCCTAAATCATTATCAGTATGAAAAAAATATTAATTCTTATTTCTTTTTTGGTGTTAACTACAATATCAGTACAATCTCAAACTTATTCATTCGTATTAGATACGGTTCAACCTTTTAGATGTCCATCAAATTTGGACGTTAATACGGCCGCAAAACTCAATAAATTCAAATATTTTGAATGTTATGTTTTTCCAAAAAATGTTTGGAAAATAGATTTGGAAAAGAAAGTTTTTACTGTGGGTAAAAAAACAATTAAAATCGTTGGAGGTGCTTACGATAATAAAGACGGATGGGTATATATTGAATTTTTTGACCCAAAAAATAATTTACATAAATTGGGGATTGGAAATGAGAAAGGAACTAATAAGAAAATTGTGATTGTAACCGCATTAGATGATGATATTACAATACAAAAAGGTTATTTTGGATATCCAACGGAATTAAAAACGGGTAATTAACTTACTCCAATTGCCTTTCTTCTGGCATCAATAACCTTACTTACAAATTTTTTAAATTCAGGTAATTTTCCCACCATAGGTAAATTTTCCTCAAATACTGAAATCCAATCTTTGGTTACAAACCTGTCTCCCATATCTTTATTTAAGTTTTTCAAATCATAATCAAGATTAAACAATTTACCATTATAATTAAGTTTTGCCGCCATATATAACGATGCTTGAACGGCATTTAGAAATTGTTTAAATAAATTATATTCCCAATTTTGTTTTCCTGGTGTTTGTAAAGATTTTGGGTTAAATAACTGAGGTATTCCGTAAGTTTTAGTAATATATTCTTGAATTTCAGGATAAGTATTTCCTTGATACCATTTTAAAAAATCGACTAGTTTATCTTGAGTCACTTGTTTAAATGAAAATTTCCCGACACTTGGTTGTTGGGTTCTATACAATGGACCTCCAATATAGGGAGATGTGTCTCCATTTTGTTCATTAATAATTCTCTTAACAATATTAATTAAGTCATTTTCATTTAGACGTATAACTTTTTTCATTTTTGGTTTTTTATATAAATATCTTGTTTATCAAAAAGATAACTATAATATATTTATAAATAGATTTTAGTTTATCAGTCCCCAGCCATTAACCCGGTTGTAGAGTATTCACGGACACGAAGGTATTGGTAACATAGTCATTAACTATTGTAAAATTTAAAGAAATGAATTACACAACAAAACATGTGGGTAAACCGACTGCCCATATCACAAAGAAAAAGTCGCGTCTTAAAGTCTATAATGGACATGTCGTATTCCTTAACGATAAAGACAATTTCGAATTTGAAATTCATAATCCAACCCAAAAATCTATTCTTTGTAAAATCAAGTTGAATGGTGAATACATATCATCTAATGGTATTGTCGTTCGTCCGGGTCAAAGGTTGTTTTTGGAACGTTTCCTTGATTCAAATAATAAATTTGAGTTCAATACCTATGATGTTAAAAATACTTCCGAAAATCGGGATGCAATTGAGTTAAATGGGGACATTCAAGTTGAATTTTATGATGAACAAGT